CTGGCTCATACAGTGACTTGGCCTTGCTCATGTCATCTCGTACCTCACGTGCTGTCATACCGGCAGCGGCAGTCAGGTATCTTGCACCGACACGGTGAGTAGGTTCCTCATTACATAGGATGATACACTTGGCACCCTGATGTGCAAACCCACCCGGTGCAGCAATCAAGCTAGCGTGGAAGGATGTCTTGCCAGTGTTAGGTCTAGCACCTACCTCAATAAGCTGACCACCACTAACGCCTTCAACCTTACGCATGACACTGGCGATGTTGAATTGCCACTTGGCTTCTAGTTCAGCTTTAGCCATCAGTGTCTCGATGCTGATGTCATCCCACTCAATGTTGAGATTAGGAATGAAGTCATCACCATAACGCTCAAGCAAGTTGCGTAGCTTCTCAAGGGTAGCTGCATCACCATTGACCATATCAAAGCCAATGTTGGCAACGTCCTCACCTACTACCTGCTGGAACAGTTTAGACAATACCTCTTGTGCAATGTCGCTACCCATAGGCTGCTCACGCTTGATGGATGAGAACATAGAAGCATAGCCCTGCTTCTGTGCTGTAGTCAGTGTTGGGTTGTTAGCCATGAACAACGCCTCTACCTCATCAGGTGTGACAGTACGCTCGTATCTGTCCATAGCTGTGTCGATAGCTTCTTTAATCTTACGGGCATCCTTACTGAACAACCGCTGTGGGCATTTGCTACCACGATGGTCATCGTAGAATGATTTATCCATAAGGCTTCTAATGATTGATAATTCCATGTAGGTTCTCCATATCTGTCGGGTTACGATATTTCAAGTCGTCTGTTAGTTTGAGTACACGAACATCGTTCACGTGTCCTCGTAGTTCCTTCGCCATCTGTAATGTCTTCGGTAGCGCATCGGGGTCTAACGCTATGATTGCTGTTGAGAACTGTGCGAGATACCCTTTATGCGCATCTTGCAATGATGTGCCTAGAAGCGCAACCCCGACAAAGGAACCGTAACCAACAACGGCTGCACTCACACAGTCCTCAACAACTACGGCGACTTTACCACACCCTGCGGTGTAAGGCAAGCCACTTTTTCCATATCTTTTCCATTTAGGTAGCCGCTTACCGATAGCACGGCCTGTCGCATCTACAATCTTTCCATCATGTACGACAGGAAACACAACCCTGTCATCCTTCACATCATACATAACGCCCAACTCATCTGGGTCTAGCTTGTAGCGGAAGCAGAAGCTAAGTACGCTACGCTTATTCCTGTGCGGTACGATGTAACTAGGTAATTCAAATGGCTCTGTAGCGAATTGCTCCACACCCAAGAAGCCAGAACGTATGTCATCTACGGATAGGTGAACACGTGTACCACCACCTACTGTGCATGATGCCTTGTAACAATTCCATACAAGACTGCCCATGTTATTCGTAGCGGTAAACGTCTTGATACCACCACACTCAGGGCAGTTCATACGTTTAGTCTCACCATTAGATAACTCTAATCTATTTACTATGTTATATATATCACTCATATAATACTCACTTTCGTTGCGGCAGTTAAGTGCTTTTACCATGTGCTTTACGAGTTGTCAACGCATTATTTGCACTGGCGAAAGTATTTTTCATGTATGGTTTAACTGACTGTGGGTTACTATGTCCTGTAACCGACATGATTTGTCCCATAGGGACACCAGCCTCAACCATTTGTGTTGTACCAGTGCGGCGTAAGTCCATCAGCCGTAGTTCCTCAGACAGCCCAGCTTGCCGCATGACAGCCCTTCCAGCTTTTGATAGACGTTCCATGCTGTAAGGGTGGTACTCGCCGCCTACGGGCGTTGTACGGGGGACAACGTACTGTTGAAAGCCAAAGTCCTGCTCCTGTTGGACAAGCATCTCAAGCAAGTCATCTTCAATAGGTAAAGTTACCTCTGCCCTACGCTTAGACTGCTCAAGATATAGCTTGCGTTCATCCAAGTCAAAGTTATCCCAAGTCAGTAGACGCATATCGCCTAGTCGTTGGCACCATTCGTATGCCATGTGTACTATCAAGCCAATGCTGCGCCACTGAAACTCACCGTAAGCAGTGTCAAGGAAATTACGCACATCATCTTCTGTCCATACAACCTTGCGTTGTGCAGGTGTCTTACGTCTGACACTAGCAAAGGGGTTGACAGTAGCATACTCCATGTCAATAGCATAACGATACACGATGGATGACACAGTGCAGATGTGGTTGGCGAAGCTGATGCCACGCTCAACCCACTCTTCATAAGCATGTTTAGCTTGCTTGCTAGACAGCTTGTCAAAGTTTACATCTCCAAAACTGTCACACATTACACCAAGAAAGTATTGATAGTCTTTCTTAGTTCTGTCTCGTAACATACTGAAATCATTGGATGTATAATACTTCTGCACTAAGTCACCTACCGTAATCATGCTGCTAACAACTCCTTGAACTGCTTGCTTTCAATCCAACGTGTGACCTTCTCTTCACGCTCCCACATATTCTTAGCGGCAGTATCTTTGCCAGTCTTGCGAAGCTTGAAACCATTACGCTCATCAGCATAGCTTGCATAGTTTGTGAAGGCAGAGTATAAAGCGAAGGCATTGTTACCACGCACACCAGCCTCTTGGTTGTACAATTGGAACAGTCCATCGGACTTGCCCTTGTCGAGTGATTCAAGCATAGCTTTTACATCACCTACAAACAGGCTCTTGTTTGCCCATGCTTGTATCTGTTTGTGGTAGTCTTTGAAATCGTTATTAGATTTCTGTACCTGCTCACCAAACCTATCAAGGTCAAAGCCACTGGTGTTCTTACGCTTCACCTTGTCATGTTCACCACGCACCATGCCGTTGGTACAGAAGAAGTCGATAGCACCAAACAATACAGTGTTTGAACAAGTACCATCCACACCATGAAGTGCAATGATACGCTGTGCAATTTCAGTCTCATGCTTTGGTGTGACGATGGTATGCTTCATGTTAGGCAGGGTCATGTCCATCATAGCCCAGCCATTGTGATGAGCATCCCGCCATGTAATAGTAGCACCCTCTAACTCATATGGGGTGAGGTTGTCAGTCACTCTTGACATGATGTCACGGAAGAAATCACCATGTGAACGACAGTTAAAATTCTCGCCAACGATAGCGATAGGTTCGCCAGTGTTATTGTCGATGACATACTTCTTGTCAGCTACACGAGTAGGCTCAAAGGTTACATCAAAGTCTAGGTTCTCAGGGATGTATTCTAGCATGTGTATTCTCCTTTATGTTAGTGAAGGTGCAGTTATATCATATAAGATACAGACTGTCAACCGTGTCCACGGATATCAAAGTTAAACTCATGGCGCAGCTTGTCCTTTGCATCGGACAATTCCTGCAAGTCATAGGCTGTCACACATTTGATGCCACCCATGTCAGGGTATAGGGCAGTGTCAAGCACCTCATCTAGCAACTGGTATACCTTGATGACAGCAGCCCGTTGGTCAAGCGACAGCTTGGCTATGCGGTTACGGCGTTGGATGCGTTCCTTCTCACGCTGCGCTGCCCAATATGCCATGCGTTCATCCTGTGTCATGTTCTCATACTTCTTAGCCATTGTCATACTCCTTCTGAAACTCAGTCCATGCGGCACAGAATACCTCATTGAAACTGTGGTAGTTGGCATCCTCAAAGGCAGCAGACGCTACCTCAAAGATGTCCTGCCCACTCCACTTAACTGCTTGGGATAACTGTATCCCTTTGATTTCATTACTGTTCATTGTCATTCTCCTTTCGTGGATAATATACCTCAACCATGCTGTCGCACTTAGGGCAAGACAGTATCGTTACCATGCTGAACTCATCACCTCGTGCGTCATAGCCTACATCTAGGTCATGGTCATTGCCCCAGATTAGTTCTGTATCTTTACAGTGCCAGCAGTTCATGTCATGTCTCCTCTGACTATATCAGCTATCTCTAGCAACTCATTAGCTGGCATTAGAAACATCCACTCATCATACAATGTTTCTTCGGCGCAATTAAAGGCCGCATCGTAGTCACCAAAATTACCCAACTTCACGCAATGCCCATATGCATCAAAGGCATACCAGTTTTGTGCTGTATCAGTCATGTGTATGTACCCCCTTCATCACGTTCATGTAAGTCATCTATATCTACGCCCTCGCAGATGTATGAATAGTCATAGTCGGGTAAGCTGAACAGCTTGATTGTACCATCCTCATTGCGGATGTAATCATCTGCATCATCATCCCATACAGAT